TATAAGGAGGCCGAGCAAAGCGAAGGCCGTATAGCAAACGTCATCTGTAGGTGAGCGCTAGCGAACCGTAAGGATGGAAAGGAGCCGCAGGCGACTGAAGTGAGCGATATACTATGGCGAATACTATATAAAAGCGAAATTCTGGACTGAAAAATCTGAAATTCTTATCTGGAAAATTTCGAATATTTTTCGCCCCCCATATCTATTTTGTATTACTTTTATTTAAAAGTAATGTTAGTTATTAATAATAATATGTAAGTATTATTATATCTATATATATTAT